CTAGTGCTTGGCGTAACTCATCAATCGCAACACTCCAATACACCGGCTCTTGTTTTTCTTCCAGTGCTTTGCGCAGTGCGGCGATGGCTTGCTTTCTGCTAACAAGTCCAGCATGACTTATTGGATCACTCTCCAACGCCTCAAGCGCCAGTTGCATAGCTTCTTTGCTCATGTTGTCCTCAGATTAAAAGGGTTATGCCAACAGATACCAGTGTTGTCTTTGGTGTTGTATCCACCAAGAGAATACGATATCAAGTATTGATGATCATCCTTCCTAATATCCCTATCAACAGTGTAGTTATCAACTAACTTAGACATAGAGTCTCTTATCTGCTTGGAGGTCTTGTTAGGGAATGCCTCTAGGAGGTCTTCTAAGGTGGCATGGCGGCCATGATTCTCTAGGTAGGCTACGTAAGGGTTAACCTTGCGCTTGCGTGGCTGTATAAGCTTTCTCATACGTTGAACCCTTTAGCGTTAAGAGCCTTAGTTAACTGACGCATCATAAAGTAAAAACCATACTCTTGGCATAAGCGAACAAAACGATTCAACACATCATTGATGTTGTGATCCTCCATCATATCTTCGTACTCACCTTTAGTGATCTCATCGAATGCTTCATCAGGTAAAAACTCGTCATCAGGGTACATTTCGAACAATCCTTATGTTAAGCCCTACTGTACATAGGCTAAATAGTCTAAGTACTAAGTATATATTAAATATAAGTACATAGTATATACTTAGTACATAGCCTAAGTAGCCTACATAGCCTATATAGATTTAGGGTATCAGAGAAAAACAAAGTTGTCAAGTCATTCTTCATCAATGTTACGTTTGCTTACAATGTCATCATCCCCTTCATTGATCAATCGTACATTACCTACTGCAGCAATCTCGTCTCGGACATAACGAAAACAATCATTACATAAGTCAATGTACTGGTGTGTTCGAACACTACGCCTAGAGGCTTCATAGTCACTTAAGACTTCATTGCATGATAAACATCTAATCTTCCGTCCCTACCTTTCTATTTAAGATCGTCCTTCATTGATTCAATCAACGAAACAAGTCTGTAGTATTGAACATGTTCCCTTTCCGCTTCTTTATCAGCAGCATCAGCATGACCCAGTGCAAGGGCTATGTTAGCCTTAATTTGAAGTTCAATCAGATACAGCAGCTCATCTAACAGTTCTTTAGTCATAGAATACCCTCTAGAATCGATTAAAACAGGCCTAGAAGCGACGATCTAGGCTAAGGTGACACCTACCTACATGAGAGCATCTTCAACGCCTTGTAGAGCCTCTAATCGCTTAGCGTGTTTAGACTGCCTAAGCTTAGACAATACTCTGGGATCTACCCAAGTATAATTCGGAAAAGGCCAATTCGGATGATCGGCAGCATAGCGTATACAGACAGTGCCGTCTGTAGAGTCCCTGCTGACTATCTCGCAGGGTTTACCATTGAAATATAGTTGGATCATGTTCTTAGCCCCTTTAAGTATTGGGTTTCATAGGCGAACGAAAAGAAAACCTTTTTAGTCGTTGTATTGTAACCGTAGTAAGTACCTACTGGTTTGTCCATGTTGTCTAAAAAGTCCTTAGCCAAGCCAATATCATCATAGGATGCGACAAGATCATTTGATTTGATGCCTGAACGATAGCGAATCTCGTACATGTTAAACCCCTAAAAAGATAAGCACAGCGAACAATACACCAAAAACACTGCCACCAAGATACAACACAAAGTCACTAGATTTATTCATGATGAAAGCTTTATGAGTAGGCATAGCACAAAGACGTTTACGGCAATGATTGATATGGCTATCAAGGCATCTTTCATTTAATCCCCTGATAGGTCAACAATGGGGTTGATAACGTACTCTGCAAGCTCACTACGGTCTGCCCATTCTTCAGCATCGAATAGTGTATTGAATCTATCCATATGGGTTAAGCCATCATAGAATAGTTTATACGTGACTAGATAGCCTACAATCTTAAAGTTTTGCATGTTAATGCTCCTTGAATGCAATGGGTTTAGTAGTGGACCAGCAAAGTGCACACGTCATGCAAGATTGAGTTTTACCAGTCTGTTCAGGGCATTGAATGCCTTCGCCGTTGACATTGGCAGACATGATACCGCCTTTGTCACTGAATCTAATCCATGCTCTGTTATTCTGCAACCCTGAACGGATAACGTCCATGATGTCTTGTTCGGACCTATGGGTGTAACCAAATATCCTAAGTGCAGGGTACTCTAGCAATGCGTCAACCCAATACTGAGCATATGCTGCACTGAAGAAATCGCCTAGGATGTGCAAGCGTACAACAAAGCCCTCGGGATGCACATTAGATAAGTGCGAAAGCTCATCGGACAATCTAAGCATCAATAGCTCAGGCTCATCCGGCTTGATACGATGCGCAAATGCCATGTTATTACCAAAGCAATTAGCCCATTGTTGACAAGTGCGTGAGCATGTCGACCTTTCCTCGAGTGTAAGGGAATAAACCGGAAAACCCTTCCATGCGCCTTTGGTAATGGTTTTGCTGCCATTGCCAAGCTTGTCATTGTAGGATACTGGCTTCAATAACCTATGCTCATAATCGGAAACCATACGTACAGTTTTCTTATGTATCGTAATGGCTTGAGACAATGCAGCATGATCTGCACGTAGTCGCATCATAACCTCCGTTATAAAGTTTACTTTGCATAGTACCCTCGTTGAAGGTACTATACACTGTATACTTTACTTGAAACTGGTAACCCTGTCATGCCTGATAAACCCGATGTTAGTATTGTAGACTGTCACGTCTCCACGGTATGGAACCCTGATTACGCTTTTGATGATCCCACGCTTGATGATTATGCCGTTGACTCTGCCATGCCTGCCGTACGCTGTCACGAAGCGGGTAGATGTGGCTTTCTTGACTTTGTTTACCAGTAGCAGCGATTTGATGAAGTCTAGCATTTCGTTTCCCCTTGGTTTTTGACGTTGCGATTGCTTCGTCCATGTATCCATTATGCCTGAACTGTGGAGGATTGCAAGCTCAGTAGTACCCTTTAGAGGCACCACCATAGTCTTCCCCATCTGTCAAGTACCACTTGTCAGCTAGACTCTACCGTTCATCGGCTAGACTATGCCGTTCATCAGTGACATCGCTATAGATACTGAGCTGACAGACGGTAGTTTTACGCTGACAAACGGCATAGGGGGCGGGGTAACAATGTTGTTCTAGCGTAGTAGCACCACAATAGCCTCAAAAAAAGCTAAAAAGTAAGTTGCTAATGATAATTCATTACTATTAAGAAATCTCTTAAGAATCAATAGGTTATCTATAAAGCCTCTGCGGAGCCTATGACACCATGTTAATGGAGCCCCGCTAAAGCCTATGTTGGCATGATTCTTGCATGTAATCTGCACTGATTACAGCACAGATTCTGCACTGAATATGAAGAAATAACTTGACAAACTCTTAAAAATATGCTAGAATAGATACTTCTATGTAGGCTATGAACAAAACATCGTATAAAAACTAATTAATAGTAGACATATAACTTATCGTCATACACTACATTGTAGATACATAAAATTATATACACCTTACAGTCCTGCCTTCCGGCAGAGAAACTATATAGAGGTAGTGATGTCCGAAATTAAAACTGAAGTTATATCTGATCTTTGTTCGCTACCTTCATCAGTCAGCCAGGATGTCGTGGCAGTCAATGAAGAAAAGAAAGTGCCTGCAAAAAAAAGGAAAAGAGGAAGACCAAAGAAAGAAGAAGTACGGAAGTACATCAAAAGAGCTAAAAGAGGTAGACCTCCTGGTGAAGCAGCAAGGATTAAAGAACTAACAGCTTCGCTGTTACTGACACACTCACAGGCTATCATCAGAAAGATAGTGCATAAGGCTCTTAATGATGAGGATAAGGATCAGATGGCAGCGTTGAAGTTGTGTGTTGATAGAATGTTGCCAGTGTCTTATTTTGAGGATAAAGGTGCTGGTGGAGGCTCTAGAGCCATTACCATCAACATCACTGGAGTGAATGATAATCCAGTAGAGATGATTGAACATGAACCTGTTGAAGTAGAAACTACCTTGATAGATTACGAAGAAGAAGACGATGGATCTACAAGTTAAGTTACTACCGTGGCAGCAAGAGGTCTTTAAAGACCCTGTTAGATTTAAAATTATTGCAGCAGGGAGACGAACTGGAAAATCTCGTTTGGCTGCTTGGACTCTTATAATAGAAGCGCTTCAAGCCGATAAAGGTCATATCTGGTATGTAGCACCAACGCAGGGACAAGCTAGAGATATTATGTGGACTACGCTGTTAGAGCTAGGACACCAAGTCATCAAAGGTAGTCATGTGAATAACATGCAGATTACGTTGGTGAATGGTGCAATGATATCGCTAAAGGGTGCTGATAGACCAGAGACAATGCGTGGTGTCAGTCTTAAATACTTAGTGATGGATGAGTATGCAGACATGAAACCACAGGTGTTCGAACAAATCCTTAGACCTGCTTTAGCAGATCAGAAGGGTAGAGCAATGTTCATCGGAACACCAATGGGTAGAAATCATTTCTATGAGCTGTATAAGCTAGGTGATAGTGGTAAGGATCAGCATTACAAGGCATGGCACTTCACTAGCTTTGATAATCCATTGTTAGATCCTGAAGAGATTGAAGCTGCTAGAGGATCAATGTCTAGCTTTGCTTTCAGACAAGAGTTTATGGCATCGTTTGAGGCTGCACAGTCGGAGATCTTCAAAGATGAATGGATCAAGATTACTGACGAAGAACCTGAAGATGGTAACTACTTCATTGCGGTGGATCTTTGTGGTTTTACGGATTCATCTCAGGCGAACAAGAC